TAAAGTTTCTGTTATATCAAATTTTATGTTATAGCCTGCATTTAATATTTTATTATCAACTTTTACTAAAATATTATATGCTGTTGGTAAACTGTAAAACGGAGCTTCACTAAGTATAAACACATCATTTGATCCTGTTGCCGTATACGAATTTTTAGTAATTTGGCTATAATTTACTTGCACATTATTAGTAAATGCAGTATAATGTATAATCGTATCAGCATTAGGAATAACATCAAATCTAATATTTGCTCTATTATTAATGTTTAGTACAGTTGTATCTACTTTACTTCCGTTTACTGTTACGTGAATAGACATTCCGTCTACATATTCTACTGTTGTTTCATATACTTCAGTAGATCCGTCTGCAACTAGTGTGCCAAAATCTAATATGTTTTGACCAGTTCTTTCAACTGTAGTAATATTAAGTTCAGTATTATCAGCTGGATTATCAAGTGTAACTGTATTAGCTTCCCAGTCAATTGTATACTCAGTATCTGCTAAAATTACATTTGAAACTTTAACAATCACCGATGGATTACTTCCAGGAACTGCACCTAAATCATATGTCAATTGAGCCGGGCCAGTGCTATCTGTTACATAACTTTGACTGTGTATTGTTCCGGCGCCGCCGCTATCTCTTGTGAATACTTTTATATCTAACGTATCAAGTATTTGTCCCGGAACTAGTTCTTCAGGACCGGCACTTGTAGTAGGAGTAACAAATCCATCACCGTCTACAATAATTTCTTCTGCATTAACGCCGCGAGCTGTATTATAAGACAAGCTTCCGCCACTAAGTGCAGTATCGTAACTATCAGGATCAGGAATAAAACTACCATCACTTGTAGTTTTCCTTACAACAAATATATCGCCGTCTGTTAAATCTATACCTAAATCTTGCACATAAATTATATCATTTACACCATCCCCGGTGATGCTGTTTGTAATAGCATGAACGTTTGTCGGAGTACCTGCATCATAATTAGGATCATCAATTCTTACACCGTTTTTATACAAGTTATACACAGCGCCGTCTTCTAATACTGTACTTAACTGTACTGCAATAGTTGACCCGTCTGCTGTAAATATTTCGTCTTCGTAGCTATTATCAAATGTGTCCCAGCTATCAGTAAACCATCCTTGACTTTCCCAACCTGCTGGTCCTGATAAATCAAAACTAGTAACTTCTACTCCGCCATAGTCAACTCCGGTCATTAACTGTGCTAGATCTTTACCTGTCATCGTTGTTGTTGGTTTATAACCGTGATTGATTCTGTCCGATGCATCTAACATCGACAATGGCTTTTCATAACTAACTACTACAACATCATTTAATCCAGGTGGAATTGCAAAATTAATTTGCCCTTGTTCTCTTGTATACCCAACAGTAGAGTTAGTGACATTTTTATAAGTGTATGCACTCTTTAATTGCTCTATACCATTAATAGTAATACTAACTGTACTATTATTTAAATTCATTGGCCATTCTAATGTAAACTTAGAATTTACATTTGTGCCTGTAAAAGTTTCAACTTCCGGCAATGTAGTAATTTTATAAGTTTTAGAAATTCTGTCAAATTTAACATTAATAGTCGGTGTTCTTACTAGGCCATTACCTAAAATTGCACTTGCAGTAGCCACTGTGCCAGATTCGCCAACTGACCCATTAATAGTAATAGTAGGAGCACTGTAATATCCTGTTCCAGGATTTATTACTTTTATACTAGTAATTTTTCCGTATCCTAGATATGCTTCTGCGGTAGCGCCACTGCCGCCGCCGCCGGTAATAGTTATAGTCGGCGGGTATGTATATCCGCTTCCCGAGTTAGTAACTGCAATATTTTTAACTTCGTAACTGCTATTTTCTAACCAAGATTTTCGAGGATAAGCAGTAGTGTTATCGCTAGCATTATAGATAGTATTTTCAGAAACAATTGCAGACGAAGGTCGAACTTGCTGATAATATTCTTCAAATCCAGCTGGCAAATCAAAATCAGTTACTTGGCTATTTGTATTATCTAGAGTATCGTAAGCACTTACATACTCCCTAATTACAGTTTTATATGGTTTAACTTCCTCAATATAAGAATTATAACTATCTAATGTATCTGTATTAAATGTTAAATCTTGCTGTAATAATCCAAGATTATGTCGTGCTTTAACAAAACTAGTCTTAAATAGCCAATCTACATAACTTTGTTCTGATAATATATAACGCAATGAAGCAAAGAATAACTGGTTATATTCTACTTTTAATGTACTAATAAAAATATTATTTTTAATTGCATTAAGTATAATTCTTAATTCTTTATCTACATTGTCAGACGTATATAAACTACTTGATAATTGCATCGTTCCGTCTTGTCGACCAATTGTTTTGTAATTAATAGAATAATCTTCTGTTATTTCGTTTGCTTCTTTTCTAAGTAAGAGCCATCCGCCTTCACCGACATTCTTAATTTTAATAATATCATTTAATGAATCATTTAACGACGATAATTCATTAGATTCCTCTAAGATGTAAGTTGGAACAACAAATTCGTTAACAGAAGTATCATACCAGTCAATATAATTCCAATATGTGTTTATATCATATTGTTGTGTAGATATTCTATTCCAAGTCTTTGCAGAATCATCATACTCATATACTGCCCAGTTTCCATTAACAGACGAGTCTGAATTAATTAATGTTGAAAATTTTCTTACATTAATAACAGTATTATCGTCATAACCTGATCCTCTGCTTGTTATAGTAACTCCGGTGACTTGTCCTAAATTATTAATAGTTGTATTAATTTCTGCGTCTTTGCCTGAACCGGTAATAGAAATAGTCGGTGCAACTTTATAGCCTCTTCCAGAGGCATTTATTATTACATTTGATAATTTTCCATTCACTATAACAGGAGTCAATATTGCAGACGTAACTTTATTTGTACTAATATTTTTTAATTCTTCAAGTGTGTCAACAACTACATCGTATTGATTTGTATTAAATGTCGGTGCTGGATCTTTTTCTAACAATGGCGATATATCATACTCATCTACAATAATATTGTTCTTTAAAATAATATTAATACGTTCAATTGTTTGTTTTAATGCTTCTGTACGATTTACAAACATACTTTGACGAGGATTAACTTGTACTCCGTACTTTTGCTTAACTGTTAAATTAGGATCAGGTACTGGTTTTAAATTTTTATCAGAACCAATTAAACTATCAAACCATTTACGTTCTATTTCCGGGTGTATATTACTTGTATCTAGGCCATCAGACATAAGATAATATGCACTATGTACTTGCTGTTCTTTAGTTGTTTGGCTAGTAGAATATCGAATATTTAATACAACATCGTTATTATAAATTAAACTATCACAATTATTAAGAATTAGTCTGTTGTTACCGGCAAAACTAAGATATCGATATCCTTGTTCTCTTGGCTGGGCAATTAATCTTGCAATATCAAACGTACTTAATTTTCTGTTTTCTACATCAGGAATAGTTAACTTTCTTTCTACCCAAAAATAATATTTTGTCTTAAATGTTTGCGAGATTTTATCGTATGTAAATTTTTTGCTATATTGTGAATCTCCATAAACGCTATTTCCACTAATTCCTGTTGTTAATCCAATATCAGTGTCAGCTATTTCATCCCAATTACTTGGTAAGAAATCACTTTCTACCCATTCGTACACATCAACTGATGATCCAGGTTGTAACTCATTCCAATGTGCTTTTTGATATTGGATATCACCCTGATAAGGATATACAAATCTAGCTGTACGTAAATTCCACCATGTATGTCCAACATGTTCTTCAGCCCAAAATACATCAGTATCTAAACTAGAATACAAACTTACATTATACGTTGCAGGATCATAACCAACTTTATAATTAAGTTCTTGTTCTGCAGGACCTGCAATCTTTCCTTGAATTGGATCAATAAAATCTAAATAAGTGATAATTTGATTTTGTCTTTTATTATAAAGGAATGCTCCTCTTATTTTAGATAAATCAACTGGATCAACTAGTTGTCTAGTTCTATTCCATGCAAATTTGTTTTTAAGCTTATTATATTTTATTAAAGTTCCTTCGTGTCCACCAATATTTTTAGTAGGAATACCAACGTAAAGAACATTATCATTAGAAAGTAAATTTTCACCAAATAGTGAATTAGCTAGATCGTAACGAATTGATTCTGAAAATATTAAACTATTTTCAATATTTTCATATATGTATACTACTCCAGTATCTAAAAGTATATTATTAAACTGAGTAAATCCCATATCAAAAGTTGTTTCAACATTGGAACTACTTGAAGTTGGATCATTTACATATTTTGAATTTTCTAACTTAGTAGCATATAAATCATATGTTGTTGGCAATTTCATATCACCGTTTATGCTTGATACTACAAGATTATCTGCACTAAAGCTAATGCTAAAACCAAACATTTCGCTTTCTTCGTTTTGTGGCGACTCTAATGTTTGTGCATAATTAAATGAACCATTTTGCTGTGTGTAGATATAAACTTTACCACTATTAATCTTTTCGTTATCACTAAACGGTTCGGTAATTGCAATTGAAGTTCCTGCTGGATTAATAGCAATACTGTTTGCAAAACCGTCAATATTGTCAACACCATCTATAATCTGACTTACAGAATATTTGTTGTTTACTAATCTATAAATTATAACTTGTTTTCTACCGGAATTATCAACACTACTATCGTTTACACTTGATTGACTAACTACTACTAAAATTGATCCGTCAGCACTTATATCAAATTCTTTACTAAATTGATGAATATCAGTAGCTGGATCATATATTGTTTCGTCATAAAATGCATTGCCTGTAAGGTTTGGCAATAATCCTACATAATCTAACCCGTCTGTAATTAAAGTCCAATCATTTAATGATATTGATGCGCCGGATGCTATATTAGTTTTTGCTCGATATAATCTATTATTAAATGAAACTATAGATCCTTTAGCATAAGGATATGTTGTATCTAAAGCTCCGCGATAATTTTCATCTTTATTAGATTTCCAACTAATTTTATTCCAAAGAACTGGATTGTTTATACTTGTTGCAGACTGTGTATTAATATTTTGTACTGCACGGAAATAATCACTTTCGTGAATTACTATTTCGTTTAACAAATATGATTTATCAACATCCCAAACACCAGCATAATCATCACTAGTAGTATATCCATGTTTAAATATTTCAATACTGCCGGGATTTTCTCTAGAAGTGTCGCCTTGGCTTGAAACTAATAATGTGTAAAGATTATCATTTTTAACAATTTTAACTTGTTTACCAAATTTTCGATTAGGCGCTGCATATTCACTAGTGAATACATTTATTAAAGAATATGAATATTCATCACTGTGTGTAACTTTTTTATAAAGTGCAACTGCTCCTTCGTTATCTGATCCGCTGCTCGTACCTATTGTAGTTGCTGTAATATTGTATAATTGAGTATAATCTTTGTTTAATTTATTTGGTGGATTTGAATTTCTCGATGCACCTGCAAGATTAGTTTGTTCTTCAAAGAAGAAATATTCTTCATCTACTATTGGAATAATTTGATCCCAAGTTTCATTATTAACTAAGAAATTAGTATCTGCATTAAACACAAATAACTTGCCAATTAAACTGTTGTTTTTAGATCCTAATACAACATCATTATCAAAATCCTGTATAGTTCCAATTACACGATCAACATCATTGCTGCCTCTTACTGCTGTGTTTGCTTTGCGTTTTAATTCGTATCGTCCAATATTATTTAATGACGACCAATCACCTGTAATGTTTTTAACATAAACTCTAACAGAGTTAAAGTTTCTTTGGTAATAAACGACTTCAGCAGTACTAGTTGTAAAGCTAGTTAATGCAAGGCCACCAAATTCGTTAAATGGTGTTTGTACGTCTTCAAGAATGTCGCCTATAGCAGGTTCAAATACATTTCCATTAAAGTCAAATCGAGTATAATCAAAGTCAATATATCCGTCCCATATGTCAACAATAGTTTGTTGTTTATTTAGAATATCATAAGTAAATCCAGAAGCTTCTACATCAATTATTCTATTATCGAGATCATATAAACGAAAATCAATAGATGTTAATCCTAAAGACTCTACAACATTTGTAAATGCATTCGAAGCACGTACTACCCATTTATTAGTCTCGTATTTTTGTTCGATTTCACCAGCATCACCGTAGTAACTTAAATTTGTAATAAAGCTTGCTTGATTAGATTTTTTAATATAATTGCCAACAAGACCAACAGTTGATTGAATATTATCATATTCAAAAGGAGTTTTTGTATCGTCTATTACATCTCTTAAAATATCAACATACACCAATCCGCGCCCAATATCATAAGTGTATCCATTATTATTATGATCAGGTGCTGTAATTAACCAAAATCCGCCTAGTGCATCAGATAAGTTATACGTGTCTTCTTCAGTATATAATCCAATAAACTCATTGCCAACAAATAACTCTCCAGTTATATCAAAAATACCAGTAACATCTTTTACATATATAACAGCAGTATCGCCATCAGCTTGAACGTAATGAACTACGCCGCTTCCAGTATCAGTTGATACAAAACTTCCAATTTGAGGAAGTGCTACATATGCAGGTATCGAAAATATATTATCAATTTTAGCATTTATTTCGTGCAAGCCATTAATAAAATCAACATCTAATTCTGGAATGTTATTATCAAACGGAAAATAGTTATCTAATGTAGGATATGCATAGCTTCGATTATTCCATCCAAGTTTAATTGTATCGCCGGGCTTAGTTCCTAAGTACATATCCTTAGGAGCTCTAACTAAAATATGGTTAGCATTTACATTTAGTCCTACATTACCAGGAATTAATAATTTAATAGAAGATGAATCTGCATCTATTGCACTAGCAATATTTACATATGTATCAAATGTTGAGAAAGGCTGACTGGCGATTTGCGGTAGAATTTCTCTATTTGCTTGCCAGATACTTTCTCTATAACGTACTATATCATATTTGTTATAATTTACCGGGGCATTAATTGTGCCGTTCGGGCCATAGGCATTAAATTCGCCTTTATAAGTTGTTTTAATGTTACTTGCTTCGGGAATTCCTACTGCAAGATATTCTCCGTCCGGCGAGACACTAATACTTTCACCAAACTTACATTCAGTAGTATCGAACAAATTTTCAGGAGGCGTTATTTCAGTTTGTTGTACTAAATTACTACTATCTACATTATCTTTATAATGATATACAGAACCATTATTGTCAGTTGACGCACTTACAAATAGATCTAAATTATCACTTGTTGCATCCATCGAGTTAGTAAATTTATGGAAAGTCTCGCTGTCTGTTTTTGGATTTATAATAGTTTGTTGTTCATTATATACTGGAGTATTTTTGTAAACTCCCCAGGTGTTAGCATTATTGCTACTATAATCATCTACCCAAACTGTTTGATCTTCATATACCTTTTCCTGAACAATATTATTAAGCATAGACAAATTATCAGCTCTAACTTTGCGAAGTTTAATTAGTCTAAAACTTTCTTCAGTAAAATCAATTGCTAAATTATCAACCGGTAATTCAATTGTAATTGTATTTCCTGAAACAGCCGTAATATTATACATTCCGTTAATACTAAAATTTTCTGCTCCTTTAATTGCAACAATATCAGATTTATTTAAAATAGGCGCTGCCCATTTATCTAAAGTAAGTGTAAATAACGGATTAGATGTTGGCGAGGTTGTTTTAGTATTAGTTAATGTAGTTACGTTAGCAACACTTTCCGATACTTGATAAACTTGCCAGTCATCATTAGCTGTGCGAGTTAACCATATATAATCACCTATTGAAAGTTGATTAATATCACCTTGTCCTAAATCTATTGTCGAACCAGCTTTATAAGTTACATCGTCTTCGTGTACATATCCGCCGCTTATTACATACTCGTTAATTGTTGTAGTAGGGAACGGTTTATGATCATAATTTTCAGGTTTGTCGTATGCTTGATCAGGTAATATTCTATAAATCTTATCGTATGGTTGATCTTGTAAAATTTCTTCAACAAGTTCAATCGGCTGTGGAGATTCTTTTATTTCTGATTCATCGATTATATATTCAACTTGCTCAACGTCAGTAGTTGCGCCGTATCGGCCAACTTGTATTGCCCAATCTTCATAAAAGTCAATGCTGTTATTAGTTGCAGTAGATAAAGGATCAAACAATTTAGTAATTGCGTTTTTAGTACCCTTGTCTTGTATAAATCCTTGATAAAATTTATATTGACTAACATCATCAGTAATAATATTAGCAAGATAATTACGTTTTTGATAGCCGATTAAATGTTGTGCCATGCGCTGTTGTTCTGCGTCAAAGTTATCACTATCAAGGTCATAAAAATCTGCAAACTGATTAATTTTATAATCAAAGTTTGTGTATAATTTTGCCTCAGGTTTTTCTGATAATCTGTACCAGAAGTCGTTATTAAAATCTTTTGTTCCGCTTACTGGATATAATGCAACATAAAAGAATTGTTTGTATTTTACAAGATCACCAATGTTATAATCTTTCCAAGATACCCACTGTGATACTTTTGCATCATCGTATACAAATCCTGGAATATCTAGGCCGCCGTTCCAATTATCCGACCGATAACCTAACACTTTAATTCTTTCTTGTCTATATCCTGTAGATGGTTGATATATTAAATCATTGAATACTGTTACATTGTCAATTAAGATAACATGTTCTTTTTGCACTAATGGTATTTCTAAATTATACAATCCATTTTCAGTATTTTTAGATCGAATCTGAAATGTATTTTTATCTCTATATATAGATATATTTTCTTTTTGTAATGGCTGACCGCTTTCCTGTAATACACCGTAAGTATAAAAGTCATCAAATACATTATCAGCTACAGAATACGTTGTAGATAATGATAGATCTTTTGCTCCGGGACTTAGTGCAATTGTAGTGCCTACTGCCCATCCTTGTGTTGTCCAAAATAAGAATTCTCTTGCCGAATGATCCCAATTTTCAACATATTGAGTGTCATTATTAAAAAATTCAAAATTAAATCCTATGTCTTTTAAGTAAGCATTATATCCTAATATAAAGTCTACTACTTCTTGAGACGATGAAAGTCGTGTACCATAAGGTAGTTTTTTAACTTCTGCCTTATCAAAAGATCTTCTAAATATTGCTTTTTTGCCGCCTTCAATTGGTAACTCTGGAAGAGTTACTAAGTTATTAGTATTAAAAGATTCTCCACTTGTAAAGTTGCTAGTAACTCTATAAAACTTAAAATTTTCTTCAATTACTTGACCTTTAACATACGGCTTGTTTGCTCTCCATTGTGTTGTTGATTCACTAATACCGCCTACACTAACAACAGGATCGGAAGATATAGAGATAGGAGAATAATAATAAAAGAAGGGATTAGTTTCGTTATATCCAATAACAGTAAATCCTTGGGCTACTTTTTCAATAACCACTCCGCTATACGATAATGTTTTTAAGGGAGAACTAGTGTTTAAGAAAATTTTGTAATTTTCATCTGGAATATATATACTATTTTCTTGTGTGGTTAACGGAGAACGACTATCTAAAATAAGTTTAAATTTAGTTTTGTCAGTAAATCCGCCTATTTTAATTCCTAATTGATTAGTTATGCCTGCTAAATTTTCTTTATAATCATTATAAACTGTTAAAACATTGCTCGCTACGAGATTGTAAATATAATTAACAACACCAGAAGTGTTTACTCTTAAATCATCATTTTTTGTATTTGGAAACTTAATATCAGTTAATTTTATATGTTTATTAGTATCAGTGTATATAAACTGTCCAGCAAGATTCTTTTTAATTCTAGATTTATCAAAGCCTACACTAAAGAACTGTGCTGGCTTATTTAACAACCAAGATTTTATTAATGCAAATGGATATTCACTACTACGTCTCCATGCAGCTTCTACTGGTGAATGATCGCCAAAAGTATATCCGTCTGATATACTTCTAAAAGATGCATTTTGTGAATAATTTGCAGCTATTGGTGATATTAAATTACCTTGCTCATCAACTGGGATATAATTTAATATTCCGGGCCTTGCATAATTAGGTAAAACAACTAGTGGCTTGTTAGGTTCTTTAACAAATCCATTTTCAATATCAGTCCACAAAGTTAAATTATTTTTTGTATATGGTGCAGGACCATATACAGTGTTCCACCATTTAGGCTTAATAGTAAAGCCTAAAATCTCCCAAGGATGCGAATGTGGGCGCTCAGTATCAAATAATTCTTTGTATACCCCTCTCCAAAATCCTGGTAGTAGACTACCATCAACTACACTATTCATAGACGAGTAGTTAAATGTAAATTCATTATTTCTATCAAAAAACTCATTAGACGTATAGTCACTATCAACAAATCTTAACCATTTTGTAAAATCTTTTAATAATGTATTATCAATTTGTTTCTTAGTATAATCTGTTTTTCTATGCTTTCCCGGAACAAAGGTATTAATATCTAATATGTTAGAATTATATGTACATTTAATATTATTAAAAATTCTATTTTCAACATCTAGTATTAGTTCGTCTCTGTAATCTTTATATGCTTTAATAAGACTACCATCATGACCTTGCAACATTGCTATACCAATTGGATATTCGGGATCTTGTGAATTATCTTGGTTACCAAATGTTCCGCTATTAGTAGGAACATAAAATATAGTATTCATTCCTTTAAATTGGATTTTAGTTGAGGACGAATCAGAGTCTACTAATTCAGCTTGACGCTTACTGGTATAAATTGGGTAGAACCAACCACGCTGTCTAGCTAAAGTATTAAATGTATCAACTTCGCCATAAATTTTAAATGGACCCGAGTCATTAACAGTAGTACTTGATATATAAGTTGTATCAATTGTTAATTCAGGGGCGTATTTAGGCAACAACCCAAGTTTTGTCGGCGTTGGCGGAATAAAACTTCCATCAGTAGTTTCGTACTCATAAATTTCAATTATATCATTAACAGCTTGGTAACTGTCTATTATAATAAATCCCTGATTATCAAAAGTATAATCAACTTCGTGTGTTAGTTGTTTGCCATTTAAATATACTAATACACTTTTTGGTGATAGCGTAGTTAAATTAAAATTATCAGTTAATGCATAATTTTTAATTCTTTCATCTAATACAGTGTATTCAATTCTATTTGGTGTGCTCGATGCTAGCATATCTGAAAAGTAAAATTGTTGTGTATCAACCTTATCTTTGTTTAGTTCGTATAAGACTTTATCGACATGCAAGTTTATTGGACCGTCATAACCTAAATTAGATGCAATTTCGATAAAGTTTCTTTTAAATCTTGAATATTCTACAGTGCTATATTCAATTGCTGATATAATGTTGTATTCTTTGTTTGTAATATGATACAAAGGCAAGTTTATAGGACCACTGTGTTTAATAAATCGTTTGCCGTATACGTCAATTTTACCTAAGTCTCTTAGGTTAGTTTTGCCAGGATAATCTCCTGTAAAACCCGGTAAGTCTTCGATAATAGTACTAACATGATCAATTACTTCACCTAATGTAAATTCACTAATGTCTTCATTTAATGGATTTCTTTCTAAGTTAATAGGAATTTCATAATACCCATTTAAGTTTTTAGGTGCAGAACTTGTTGTTTTAATTAAAACAATATCATTAACTGCTAGTTCATTATTAAATCGAATGTATGCGTTATTGCTTACTGCATTATCAGTTACAATAGTATAATCTATATTATTCTTTTTAAATTTTTGGTTTACATAAACAAATGTACTTAAATCTGTTAAATTTGCAGACTTATCGTAAACATTAATTTCAAAATTAGTTAACTCAGTTTCATCCACAACATACTGCTGAATTACTTTTTGATTTGTTTTAACAGGTTTACTAGACCAACCATTTATATATTTAAAATCATCTTTAGACGTATATTGTTTAATAAATGATGTATCTGTTTTAATTATAGTTTCACCATTTACAAATGTATCTGTTAATAAATTAAATTCAAATACAATGTCGCCGCTGTTATTTAAATTTTTGTAAGTTAATGGAAATCCTAATTCAACATCATTAGTTCCGTTACCTTGTTTGTAGCTAAACAATTTATTTCCTGAGTAAGTTGATGAATTATAAACATCATTATCATTATAACTTATTCCTTCAGCATCAAATAATTCAAATAAAGGTGATTGGTTTACTATTAGTTTTTCTTGTGCTAAAACCCAGTCATCTCCATGATAATGGAAAGTTTTGCCTGCATTAACTACTCCCTTAGTTACAAAAACTGTTTCTAAATCTAAAGGAGAGGTATCACTAGTTTCAATTAAACTAATACGAGTTTCGTTGTCAATAGTAACATAATTAACTGTATAAATTTTACCTTTAACTAATATATCATTATCATTAGCAAATAATACACGCATGTTTGGAGCTAAACTAACTCCATCTACAATGTATCCTAATTGTCCTTCAATATTACTAAACACGTCAGTAGTGAATGTATCAATTAAGTCAATATCTTTTTTAGCAAAAGATCCAAAATTATCTAATTTTAAACCTGCATCAAATTCTATAATTGGTCGTTTAGCACGAAAAGTTTCATCAATGTTAACAGGTTGATTATTAAAATTAAATCCATGCGTTAATACATCTTTATGAAACCATTTATTATATCTAGACCATGAATTTTTATCATTGCTTGCACGATTAATAATTATATAATCTTTTTCTGATGTATATGCACTTGCATTTGAAAACGGCAATCTGTCAAATTCGTCAGAATCATAAGGAATAAAATTATCCTCAGTATATGCTGCGGTAATAATTAAATCTTCTTCTTTAATTAATTTAATCTGAGATCCGACGCCTTCTACATAGTATAAACCTTCTTGATAAGAAGTTGGTAAAGTGTCGCCACGGAAGAATACCTTCATTCCATTTGACAGCTCTATTCCATTTGAACTTTTATATGTTTTCTTACCTATAATTTCATCTTCAATATTTAAAAAAGAATTTTCTTCAATATCATATATTCTAATTTTACCACTAACATCAACATCATACTTACTAATATAAAATAAATTTTCAGGTGCATTAGTAGGAATAGTAAATTCTATTATTCCTGATTCAATATAAACATTTGCAATTTCTTCACCATTATCGCCCAATGTACGTATACCATCAGGATATATTGTTGAAACATTTTCAGCATCATCAAATGTTACACTTCCACTTGATGGTAATACAATATATTCGCCAACATCAAAATCATTACCATATAATGCCGAGTCAAAAAGTCCAGGAGCTTTAATGCCTTCTTTTCCTGCAACGAGAATTGCATTGCCGGGTGTAAATGTTCTGCTAATTGCAAAAGCTAATGGATGCCCCGGTGTGTCGATTTCAAAACGATATGTTTGACCTCTATATAATTTTAATGTAGGATTTGGCGTGCCTCCTGTTTCAGTAAACACATAAGAAACATTGTCACCATTATCAACTAAAGATACATTATATGTACTAACAATATTTTTGGCCTGTCCTTGTATTGGCACCGAAAGAGGTCCTTGAGGGACCCAATAATATTCACGGAAGTTTACAAATTTATCCCAATCAATATGCGGAGACCAAGGATAACTATCTTGACTGTTTAAAATACTATGGTTATCAGTATTGGAGCCAAAGTTTGATAATTGATTTATATAATCATTATAATCTTTATAAAATGTTACATTATCTAATTCATCTTTAATAACAGTTGCAGGTTCTAGTTGATAGTTTTCTCTATCATCTGACACATCACTAATATAGTTATCAGTTACCGAAAATGACTTTGCTGTTTTTCTTCCAAAATAACTATTAATTTTTTCAGCAACACCAGGTTGAATTAATTGGTCAAGTGTTGATTGTAAAAATTTCTTATTAGCTTCAGTTCTAAAGAATTTTGGTAATAAATCAGATGCAACTCTATTATTACTATCCGGTGTTGGTAACGGCGGATCAGATTGAGTATTATTTGCCATTATATTTAGTAGCCTCCATTTGCAGAACTTTGTATTCCAGTACTGCTATTATTCAATACACTTGTAATTACATTGCCGCTGGCTTGTAAATTACTTGCTGTAAGTTCGTCGATAATTTCAACATCACTAACTTGTGCAGCATTAATAAAAATTTCATCAGATTCTGACTTAATTTCAAATAAACTTCCAAAAGATTGTCCAGTTTGTTTTGGTACTATAACAATACTAACTAATTCAGGAGATAAATTATTCATGACATATGCACTTAGCTCTTGGAAATAAAATATATCTCCAAAATTCCAGTATTCTATACTAAAAAATTTATTAATTGATTCAATAACATTTGTTTTAAGTTCATTATTATTAATAGTTAGTCCTGGATTTTTAACTATTTTAAATGTTACTTGCAAGTCTTCACTTGCTTTATCACCAAAGATCATTTTGTACTTAACTGGATGATAAACTATCTCGTCACTTATTGATTTAATCTTTGCAATATCTGCACCATAACTACGATATAGTTCATCTGAACTAGGCGGTAATGGTTTTGTATTACGGGCACCACTTAAATATTTTCTAAATTCTATATCATAATTTTTAATTAGTAAGTATGAATCTATTATATTAGAAGAGCCCGGATCAATTCTATAGTTACTATCTGCAACATGTATGTAATGGAATTTTAAATTTGCTCTTCCTATATATGCTTTATAGTCACTTGTAATAGAAATTGTATTAGATAATTTATCAATTATTTTAAATACACCTTCGGTTATTAAATAAAAAACTTGATTGTTATTTTCATAACTACTATATGCTCCTATAGCTTCTTCGTTAGTTTTTATAATGATTGTACCATCAGAATTATTAAAATACTTATAGTCTTCTGTACCGTCAGTAGTTGTATATTTTTTTTGGAATATATATTTTTTTTCTACATTAATTAACGGGTCAACAAGTTCATTAAATAATTCAGGATCATCTAAAACTCCGTCGTCGTCTCTATCAAAAAATTGTACTTGTATTTTTTTACTATCGATATATCCGTCATTATCTCTATATGCATCTGATATAGACCAAGTGTAATCTTTTGTTAATGGATTTAAACTATCAGGCTTTCGATTAATATTTAATATTTGTATTTTGTCTTTATTAAGTTGTCCTGTCTTAGGATCATATACTTTATCTGCACTATCAAAGAAGAAACGCACTTCATTTGCACTTTCGAATACATAACGCAATGCACGGTATGTAATTGTATATGTAGATCCATTAGTTTTAAAATATAATAACCAACTCGAATCTAAATTTTGCCCAGAAACATCACCAGTTTTACCTGTACTAAAATCATTAATAGTATTAATATTTTCTGATAAAATTATTTTCCATTGACGGCTGGGTTGATCGTATCTTAGTGCAAAATCTCTATAAGCAAATACTCGATCAATGAGTTGTGTCTTAATATCATCACTTAATACTCTTGATAATTTTGGTATAATTTCTGTTATTTTTGCGTCCTGCGGGATGTAATCATTAAAAACAATCGGGCCTGTGCCTGATGGTTGCAATTGTGTTCCATCGCCATAAACACTTACTATCTTTGTCCATTTGTACAGACTAATTCCTAAGGTTGACGAATCTGTTGTATAACTACCATCTTCTTTAAAATACTGTTGATTGCCGAATGAATCTAAAGGTGCTGTAAATTTACACATTGCACCTGCTTCTAACGATTTTAATGTAGATGCAGTATATGTACCTATTTTAATTTTAACATTATCTAAATCTATCAAATAACCTGAAGATCTATTAGTTGCTGTAGTAGTTAACTGCCAATTAATATTAAGATCCGAAACTAGAATTTTATTATATTTTTCTAAGTAAAAATTCATAGTACTGGTTTTGTTAAGCAGTGGTTCAATTGTATTATAAATTATTCCTTCAATATCACTTTGTGTTGTAAAATTAAATCCTGTCTTATTTGAAAATTCTTCTTTATATAATACACCATCATCAGCAAATAAACTAGTAGTAGAGTATTTTCCACTAGGATCTTTTAAATCATAATATCGACTTATTCCACTTGCAATTCTGTTTACTGACTTAGTCTTAATTATATCTTGACTAATTCCTAATGGACCAATATTATAGTCTTCAGCAGTAATTAATCTATTTTGTGTATAGTAAGTTGCAGGTGCATTAGCTTTAATATCTTGATTTGATTCTGTAGTGCTACCATTACTTACAGTATACTTTAAACTTAGTCCAAGTGTTATTGTTTCTCTGGTATTGTTTTTACTTAGATAAGGAATTTCAATATTAATATTACTTAATGCACTAGGATTTATTATAATGTTTCGATTGTCACTAGTTCTATAATATACTTTGAAGTTTCCAGTTGGTAAATTACCAAAGATTCCATCACTAAACACAAGATTAATTCTGTCTTCAATACGAGAAGTAACAGCATATACATTTCTTAAGCCTTTAAATAAGCTATTGTAGATAATGTTATTACCTTCAACTGCATCTAATTTAGTCCAAAGAGAACTTTCAAAACCATTGCTATCTGTACTGTAAAGCCATACATCTGAATTATTAATATTAACACTGTCAATTGCAACTGTTTGATTTGGAGTTGGGTTATCTATGCCAAAATTTCCAGTATCTAATCTACCTTGGCGGAAATTCATAAAGAACCCAGTATTATTACTCCCAGCGCCTTGGCCGTTATCTCTATATAAAAATGCAGGATTATTACCCGGTAATGGAGGTTCTTCAACAATATTTCCATTTTCAATATTTGAACTTACAATTTCAAATCGAGTACTCACACCTTCTACATTTTTAGTAAATGGAAATATCGGAACATCTGTATTTATTGCATTAAATCTATAAACATCAGTTGATACTCCTGATATTGTTTCAGATGTAACTGGCCGACCAAATGCACCGTTTACCGGAAGTGCAGCATTCATTACTTTAACAAATTGTTCGAAGTAGTTTGTATTAGATCTATCATTCCATCGTATTGTAATTCCAGCTAAATTTAATCCAGTACTGTCAACAACTGATTCTGTTGTTGCAATAGTATCAATTTTTAATAAGCCGTTTGCTGCTTGATTTCTAGTAACGTTATAAGATAATAATCTTGCTAAACGTAAAATACTTTCTCTGCGTTCTGCTGTTTCAAGGAAGTTTTCACGTGCGTTAAGATCAATTCGAAATGATAGATTTTGTCCAAGAAAAGCAATGAGATCAATTAGTGCTAGATACTCAGTAGATTCAATGTAATCATTAAAATCTTCTGGATAATTTTGACGCAAATAATTAATCATTGTGCGTCTTAGATTATCAAAATCGTAGCTTTGAAAGTCTGCATTACGGAAAGACTGGTATATTGTTTTCCAATCTTCAGTTGCTAATAGTCTCGATTGCCTATCGGTTGATGACATGAACGTTTCCTCATTTATATAAGATATTTATCCGTTTTGATAAAGTGCTAACTTAATTAATTAGTACCCGCTGCTTGGTCAAAACGGAATAAAAGTTGCTCAGATATGTTATAAGGAAGGTATGAAATTGTACAGTCTACAGTAATTCCCGATTCATATGTATCAACTAAGATTTCCTCAACATTAACTCTAGGATCATAGTTTACAATGTCTGTAACATTTTTAATAATTGCATCTTTAATATTGTTAGTGAAAGGTTCAAATAATAAATCCCATATAATAGTACCAAACGTAGGATCTGATAATTTTTCACCTTGGCGTATATGGAAATGGTTAATAATATCTTGTTTAATTAGTTCAAAATCATAAAGTGCAAATCCTTCAGTATTTTCATTTACTGTCGAAAATCCTCGATAAGACCGACCATTAGTAGCTTGTTGCGGACCACTAGATACTCTAACTCGTTTATATAAATTTTTTTCTAAAGTGCTCATACTATATTTACCTTAATAAATTTACTGTGGGCCTGCGCCGCCGGCGTCTTCTGTCTTAAGTGTACCTTGAGCTGGTTCCACATCATTAGCCGGTATTGGAATTTTGCCGTCGCGCAATCCATCAACTGTTCCGCCTTCATTTTTAGCCTTACTAAAATGCATAGCATCGTCTAATGAACGCCAGTCGCCGCCCCAACCAAGGCCATATTTGTTACATAATGATCTTACTATATCTACAGGCATATCAGTAATTGGAGCATTTGCTGGACGCGGTTTAAAGAAGCCATTTGGTCTTCCTCCCATTACTTGATCTGGCCAGTTAATATCAATTGCTCCTCCAGACGCATGTACTGACCATCTAGTACCACTAACGGTTCTGCGCTTACTGTATCCGCCTATTCTTTTAATTTCATAGCCAGCAGCTTCTAACTCGTCAATAAATCCTTGATAATCGTCTGCAAAGACTTCTGCTACTTGAGCAGTTAGTCCTCTTTTACTTGTAGTTATTGTACGTAACGGACCATCAGTACCGTCCGGATTATAAGATGTTGTTGTCGAACCCGATGCTGTATCTTGAGAAATATTACCGTCACCTGTAGTTCCTGTAAATGCTCCTTGACTATATGCATTACTAGTTACATAATTACTAGTTGCAACACCGTCCATATTTTTTCTAAATGTATCAACAGTAAGAACACGGTCACTTAACGGAAGATGTCCTGGCATCTCTCTATCAGTTTCTTCTGGTTTAAATGCATACGGATTTGAATTTTCATGGTGTGGCCATGGTTCGTGTTGAGGAGCTCTTGTTAAAATACTTTCAAACTCAATAGCAGTCTGAGCTCCTGGTAAAATATACGGAAGTGTAATTAATTCTAAAGGAACTACTGGCTGGGCTGGCTCAGGATCAGTTGCTGGGTTTGAAACTATTGCTTCTAATGCGGCTACAGGCTCAGCACCGTTAGATGCTGCTGATGCAGTAGGTGCTACTGGGCCATTAAGGTTAATATCTCCTCCAGAAATAGTCGTGTTTGTTCCGCCAATACTGAAATTGCCGCCGGCTGTATTTTTAAATGCTGCGCCGGACAAATTATTAATTTCTGATGCTGCATCTACAAAAATTGATGCAGCTGATTTTGTATTAATATTACCAGTAGCAAAAGTATCTATTGTTAAATCAGCAATTATCGATATATCTTGGGCAGCTTTGATTCTATGATTTGCTGCTGTAGTTACGTGTACTTCGCCTGTAACTGATTGATGTAAGTGGCCGTCTATAATAGATTCTACATTTGCTGCAACATAAGATTTTATGTCGCCAGATTGAGCTCTTATTTCCATCCCTGACGCTGTTTGAAAATGTTTTTCAGTTGCTATGTCATAAATGTTAGCGTCTGATCTTCTATAAAAACTATGTCCTGCTGAATGATGTGTAGATAAATTAGACTTTTGATATATATTTGCATTTGATAACAAATGGTAATCTTCTTTAACTTTAGTTCGTTTTATCTTATTAACAATAGTATCGCTATTATCTGCAACTGTTAATTTATAATCAGATCCAACATTAATATTTGTATCAAATGCACTTTCTATTTGTATCCTGCCGGATTCTCTGTTATTAGTAGTAGATTTTCCATCTGAAAATCTAGCAGATGCTTTCATATTAATATTGCGACCAGCTTCTATATTAAAATCTCTATTTGCAGTAAAATTAATATCATTATCTGAAAACACACTCATACTATCTTTAGAATAAATGTCAATTTTTCCATCAGATGTTAATTCTATCCAAGCAGTTCCTCTTCCGTTTGCAATATAAATTAAATCTTCACTATTATGAAGCAGAATCTGATGTCCAGTTCTAGTACGCAATCTAGTTAATTCATTTTGTGGAATTGTTTCGTCGCCGCCGCTTTCTCCAGCTTCTTTGTTTACATAAATCGGTGGGCCATCTGCAGGATGTGTATTTCTAATAAATTTATCATCGCCGTCATCCATAACAAAACTAGATCCACCTAATCTATTAAAAGGGATATTTGCGCCGCCGGTACTTGTTCCGTATTTTACTTTGGGGTTGCCGTTTCTTTTATCCAATGGTCCCGGTGTACTAATACCAAAAACCATACTAGGTGTTTCACGACGAGCACTAGTAGTAGTTGTACCTCTAGCTTCATCTAGTATTAACCCCTGAACTTCTAATATTTCTGCAAAATCTTTATTATATGGTTTTTCAAATAATGTTGGATCTAACTTAGAACCAGGTTCTACTAGCTTGTTGTATTCGCCTACAGGTAATTTAGTACCTTGTAAATTTGAAGGTGTAGCGGGAGTTGTATTCTCTGTTGCAGCTCGGCCGTCTGGTACCATAAAATTCATACCAACGTCTTGAACACATCCTATCCAATATCCGTACGCTGCATTACCTTCTGCAAACATTACTAATACTCGAGTTCCTACATCCGGAGGAACTGCCCACATTCCATAACTTTTTTGTGTATACTGATAACCGTCATTTGGCGTTAATCCTTTACTAGGTGTTACTCCGTAAAAAGGACTCAAATATCTTACGTTAACAAGTTGGCCGCTACGCTCAGGAGTTCCAGATGAACCATCATATTTGATTAGTTCCACTTCTAATGTGCCCATATACAATGGATCAAGGTGACTTACAATAATAGCTTCATAAGGGCCAGAATCTCGAAGTACTGAATCTTTAACTCTTGTACGTGTGTATCTATTATTTGCCATTTAAATCTCGCTGTCCTTAATTATAATTATGTATTTTTTTAATCGCTGAATGTCACTACTGGAGGGACAGAGCGTCTATCTACATTATAGTTTGCAAAAGATAAATCTGTTCCCGAACTTCTAGCGTTATCTTTTATTATATCAATTTCATTAAGATAGCCCGTTAACTGGGTATTATACTGCTGATATGCCGAGTCTTGTTTTGTTCTATTTTGTACCGTATTAATAGTTAATCCGTACGGTGATCCCATATTTAATTTATTTGTTATTACTGACAATTCGTTAGTTACTGTAAATATTGTAGTCGAATCTTGGGTTGATTCTAGTTGTTCTTTTAAAGAATTAGAAGTCTCTTCTAATTCTAATTTATATATGCTAGGTATATTGTTATACACAAGTTGCATACTATCTAGCGTAACATTAATTTGAGATTTTTTAAAATCTAAATCAGCTTGTAATGCTATATTAGATTCTCCTGTAGATTGTTGAGATGTAGGAGTTTGGCTTAATCCTGGTTTATTTATATTTGACGGGTCTAAACCTATTTTAGACGAAGGTGAAATCAATGAACTAATTCCTGTTTTTCCAAGTCCGGTTGGCAATAACGTTTTTGGATCAACTGCTAGTGGATTGGGGATTTTTTTATAAGGTGCTAATGTTCCTGATAACCCGTCTTGACTCGGTAATGAATTAGTAGAGTTTGTAGATGTGTTATTGCTATTAGTAGTAGTACTCGAAGAATTATTTTGTGTATCTTGTCCTGTTACTGTAGTAGAAGAATCTGCATTATTTGTGTTATCGCTATATCTACCTGGCTGTGTTGCTGCATTATCTCTATTATTTAATTGTTCTTGTAATTCATTATCAGTAAATGTTTGTGGATTAACTCCGTTAGTATTCGGAGCTACGCCAAAATCACTGGCAGGTGTATTAGTACTTCCAGGAGCATTTTGTTGTACTGAATTTGTACCGTTTTCTAACAATCTAGTAACTTTCTTGCCTGTTCTAAAATCATATCTATCATCTAACGGATCTATAATGCCATATTCATATGGTGTAGTATTTGATTGTTGTGGATAATTTAAGGCGCTGGCGTTGCCATTTACGCCAGTAACTCGAGATCCTCCTGCTGCAAAATTTTGTATTCTAGCTTGAGTTCCGGTGCCTGCTTGAGGATATCCTGTACTACCTACAGGTGCCGCTGCTGTTGGCGTTGTTCCGCCGCCGCCTGCTGTAGTAGATTCGATAGTTGTTACTTCGCCGCTGCCGCCGTTATAAATGTCTATTAGGCTTGATAAAAATTCATCAGGGTCATGATGGGCTCTGTTTGTACCGTCGCCTGCATAAAAGCTTTGTCCCTTTACAATACTTCGCTGAGGGTGTTTACTAGATATACGAGAACCTCCTTGAGGTATGTCGTAGCCAACCGGAACACTTGCCCATTCAGCAGCCATGTATTCCATAAAAATTAAACTATTTTCAGTTGTTTTTAGTATAGGATCTGGATTAGTTGAAAGACTGCCTGCCTTCCATTCGCGATATTTTCTTTGCCGATTACACTTATCAATCATCATTATATCTTGGACATCTTCAGTAAGACGAACTTGAGTTGGATCTATATTTAATTTTTGACAATTTTCTGCAATAACAGCTCGAAGCATTTGATATCTACCACAAGCAGTACGATTGCCCATATTTTGCCTTTGGTATTCAAGAACTTCTGCAATTAACATTTGCCTCAACGGTATTTCTCTGCCACCGTAAATTGTATCGTATGATCTTGCCTCGTGTTTTGCAACAAGGGTTAGTAAGGCTCTGTCTTGGTCGGTTAATTCATATGACATTTTTTAAAAAGGTCCTGTAGGAGGTCGAGTTGACGACGGTAAACTTCCTCCCGGAAGTGTTGATTGGTTT